GGATCTGCTGTTGGGTTGCCGTCTTCATCCTCTCGGTCCTGCTGTGGCTCGACATTGATCGGCCCGTAGTGCAGCGTCACGTCCCAGACAAATCGCGATCCAGCCCGGCGTACCGGAGTGATCGACCTGCAGACGACTAACAGCTCTTCGCGATCCCCGTAGTACAGCCGCGATCCCAGGCCCCGGCCGATGGAGTCGAAATAGTTGACAATGGTTCTGCCATCGTCACGCGCGTTGTCGACGGTCACAATGTAGGGGCACTGCCACTCGTCATTATCCCCGATACCAGCCGTCAGTGTCGCGTGTTGCTGTGCTTCGTCGCACTTGATTACTGCCATCAGATGTTCACCGTCTGTACTTGGATCCGGTCGCGCTTCACAGCCGCTTCCACCCGGGCGAAGTAATCCAGCACCTTCTCCTGGTAGCGTCGATCATCTGCCGCCTTGCGTCGTGCTTCCTGAACCGCAGAGAACCCGGCAGCGCTCGCCCGCGTCACAGCACCGATTGACGGGGTGGTGATCTCCTGCGGCTTGGGAATGTCCCGCCAGGCCTCCTTGATCTTCTCCGCGGCACGCTTGGCGGTTTTCTCGGTCGACTTGACGCTCTTTTCCACCTCGACGACGGCTTTCTTGGCGGCGCCCTCGTAGGACGTGAACACGTCACCGGCGCCGGTCGCGCGTCCCATGAGGCGGTTGAACCAGCCCACCACTGCCGCCAGGCCTTCCGCGATCGCTGCGATAGCCGGTGCCACCAGGACGGCCACCTGCTGCACGAAGGCCCCCCAGGCGCGCTTCATCTTGTTGATCGAATCCCCGGCCGCTTCCACGCCGGAGCGCGCGTCGCCCATCAGCAGGCCCATCGCCTCGGCTTCCTTGCCAAACTCGTTCAGTCCCTCAGCGCCTCCAGACAGCAGGTTGATCAGTTCGCCGCCCGATCGCCCGAAGATGTCGAGCGTGATCTGCGTCCGTTTGGTCTTGTCGCCAACCTGCTGCATTTGCTCGGCAATCGCCGCAAACTGCTGGTCTGCCGACAGGCCCTTGAGCGATTCGACCGACAGGCCCAGTTGGCCCAGAGCGTGGGCTGCCATGGCGCTGCCCGTGGCAGCCTCCCCGATCGTGTTCTGCATCCGCTGCAGCGCCATGCTCAGGCCTTCCTGGCTGGATCCGGTTTGCTCAGCAGCATAGCCCAGGACGGTCAGCGCATCGGCCGACATGCCCAGGCGCTGGGCAAACTCGTCCACTTCGCCCATCTGGTCCATGGCACCCAGGACGCTCTGGACGGCCCCGCGGACAGTTGCCAGTGCACCTTGCACGGCCAGCAGGCCGGCGTGAAACTTGGCCATGCCAGCGGCCACGCTGCCGCTCATGCCGGCGCCCAGGCCGTTGATCGCCTGCTTGGCCTCGGCAAACCCTTTCTGCAGGGTCGCGGTCTGTGCTTCAATCGCAATCGAGATTTTAGCGGCGGTCGCCATGCTGCTCTGCCTCGTTCACGTCGTCGATTACTTCCTGGATCTCGTCGGCCGTCATCGGCCCTTCCACGTAGGGCCAGACCAGCTGCACGTCACAGCCGCGTGCCAGCATGGCGGCCGCGCCAGATCGCAGGTCGTCCCGCAGGTCGCCCCACGGCTCGTCGTTCCACAGCACCCACCATTCCCACAGCTGGGCCGCTGTCAAGCGATCAAACAAGTAGTCGGGATGCACGACCCCCAGATACCGGCACAGCTCAAAGGCGAACCGGTACAGGGGGCTGCTCAGTTTTTTTCCGTCTCCTCCACCAGCAGGCCGTTGACCTCGAGCGCCTTGCGGCCGATCGTCTTGAGTGTCTCGGCGGTCAGCTCCATCCACTCATCGGCAGTGGCCTGGTGGCTAACGATCGACGCGGCCAGTAGCGCCGCGTAGAACCGCAGCGCTTCGGGCGTGTCGACGCTCTCCCCGTGCAGGTTGGCGAAGTCCCCGGCCAGCGTAGCCAACTGCCGCGCGCTGATCGGCCGGAACACAACGTCCTCGCCCCAGCGGTCGTAATGCCAGGTCACGGGCTTCCGATCCAGGTCTACCAGGCTCATACCACCGTGTCCTCAATGTCGCCGCTGCGCACCACGCGCACCTGGCGGGTCACTCGGCCGTTGGCGTCAAACCCGGTCGGCACGATCGCGAGGACGTGGCCCTTGAAAACCTTGGTCCACGTTTGCGTCGCGCTATACCGCAGGGTGATCTTCCAGTTCGCCTCATTGCCGTTGGAGTACAGCGTGTCGATCGCATCGTCCACGGTGTCGTCTGGGTCGTGAAACGATTCAAACGCGAACTCGGAAATCTGCTCGATTCCAGACGATGCCTGCGCCGACGTGTCCTCCATCGCTGTGATGTCGATGCTGGACCGTTCCTGCGGCGGTGGCGTGATTTGCACGGTCGCGCCCACGTCCTGCCAGGTAGTCCCACCGGCCGGATCGACAGACACTTTCGCGCCCCGCCCGGTCGCTCGTTTCTTTGCCATCGGTCAATCCCTCTTGAGTGTCAAGTATGTGTCCCAGTGACATGCCGGCAGTCACTTCCGGACCCGGGGGCTACGCGCGAATGTCGATCAGCATTTCAATCGCCCCGACGTCCGCGATCACGGCCGTGCCGGTGGCCGTGTCGACGACGGTAATCGTCATCCGGACGTCCAGCACGTCGCCGGCAGTTAGGCCGGTAGGCGTGATGGTGAAACTCTTGTCGGCCCAGGCCGTGGAGTTGATGCTCTGGGCCGCCGTGCCACAGAGGTCGGAACCGATGCCCGCCTCCCGGTCTGACTTGTACACCTCGAAATCCAGAGTGGCAGACCCGTCCGCTGGCGTCGTGGTCATGCCGGCGCTGGCCCGGAGCGTCACGGTCTGGCCGGCGTCGTACTCGGCCGGCAGCTGGAACTGGAACCGGGCGTAGCGGGTGCACCCGGCGGCCTTCACGTCCCCGGACGAAACCTTTGGAGACGCGGATCCGAACGTGCCGCCGACCAACGCCAGGTCATCGTCCGCCGCGGTCCCGGGCAGGTTCGTCGCCAAGGCATCGTGCACCCGAAGTGAATCCAGCGGCACGGCAAAGATGGCATCGGCCGTTTGCTCGATGCTCGTTCGTTTCACGGTAGGGGTGGTGCCATCCACCTGCAGGGCACCGGTTACTCGCAGGTCGCCGTCAATCCGCGCTGCAATTGTCATGGTCTCGTTACCTCGCAATTCAAACTAGAAATGAACAGGTTTTCTGCGGCATTACTATTCCGCGGCACGTAATCCTCGGAGGCATCCACCACGGAGACCCACGAGTATTCATGCTCCCCCATGATCGCCGGGGCCGCGGAGCTCCAGGAGTTCGCCCAGACGCGGACAGCGTCGGAAACTTCGATCGCCTTCTGACTGTCGAGGCTGACGCATTCCACGTCGAAGAACTCCCGCAGTGGCTCGGCCTCACCCTCCATGATTCCCGCGTAATCAACCCCCCTGCGCTGGAGCCAGATGAACGGCACAGCTGCAGCGGGCGGCACAATGCCTCCGTAGATTCGATCTTCGACGAGGCTCCGAATCCAGCTGTCTCTGAGCATCTCGTTGATCAGGTCTGCGCATACGTCCGTCACGTGCCACGCCTCAACTTATTGACTTCCGCATCCATACTGGCGGCGAACTTGGCCGTGAATGCGCCCACTGCCGCAGCGAAGGTCGCTTTCGCAGTCCGCTCCATGAATGGGTTTGGTTTGATGCCGGGATGCTGCACCCGCGAAAACACACGGCCCTCGAACGCTGCGTACCGTCGCGCACGCGCGCCTCGGTTGGCCGCGTACCGCATGTCAGCGCCACCGCCGTATTTCTCTTTTCGCATCCGCGCTGCTGCGTGAGCCGTGGGAATTTGGTGCGCCTTCGTCCCACCAATCACCATGTGGGCATAGAAGGCATCCATCCCCTTGCGCTTCTGGGCCTTGGTGGACTTGAACGCAACTGTTCCGATCAACGATCCAGTGCTGCGATCGAGCTTGAGAGACCCGCGGATGCTGGCTGATAGTGCCCCGCTGCGCTTTGGCGCATTGACCCTGGCTGCTCTCACGACGACAGCATTGGCGGCACGCACAGCAGCCGACACCACGCGACGGCGGGCGTTGTACTCGAGAGTATCAAGATTCGCCACCGCGCGCGAGACACCCTCGATTCGGATATCCACGGTTGGGTACGTCGAGGACGAGTTGCCTACTGGCGCGAATCTCATGCCGGCACCTCGCTTGCCAGGATCCGCAACCACCGGCCGCCTTCACCCACGTTTTCCACATACCCGAAATGAAACGTGCGCGCGCCCACAACCAACTGCATGGCGCTCGTTACGCCTCTGCGGTAGCGCAACCATAGTACGTGCGTGGCCAACTCATAGAGTTGGTGCGCGTACTCGGCCGTGCGTCCGGTCACGGGCTCGATCTTGGTGCGTACGGTGGACACTGTTTCCCAGGCGCCTTGCGGCTGTCCATGGTCGTCCGCGCCAGTCTCGACAAACGACTGCAGCTCACCGACGTGCCGGAGTTGATTGGCGTGGATCATGGATACACCCCCACCCGCAGGCCGCGCACAATCCGGTCATAGGCGTCCGCCGCCCCACGCAGCGTCCCAAACGCATCCGCGTTCCAGCCGTCGTATTCCAGCTGGCACCGCAGGAGCACCGCCTGCCGCAGCTCGTAGGGCACGTCACTGCCGGCGGCTCCGTAGCCTGTCACGTACGTGATGGCGATGCCGCGCTCGTCTCCGCGGACACTGGGCCAGCTGCATCCGTACGCCAAACGCACCAGCCCAGGCTTGCTGTACAGATCCGCGACGTACTCGGCACTGGACCACGTCTGCGTGACGCCAGCACCATCGACGTACGTGATGCTCGATACGCTCTGCACCGGCGGATGCAATAGCTCGATGCACCTGGCGGGCCACTCATCCATGCGCAGCACCCACGTCTGCGTGATGAGCGACCGGCCGGTGTCGCGCTCGACCGCCTGGCGGCCAAGAGCGATCAGGCCAGTCAGGGCCAGATCGTCATCGGTGTGGTCGACGTGCAAGTGGGCCTTCAGCTCGGTCAAGCTGACAGGCTCAACGCTTGGGCCGACGCTTTGCTGGAGGCTGTAGGGGAGCATCCTGTTCCACTCGCGTGGCAATCCCACGCCGGACGAGCACGTTGGCCACACCTTCGGGCTGATTGGGATAGACCCGACCAGCCCGAAACATGCGGCCCGTAATCATGCACGTCCAGTCGCGGGTGAACTGGAGAGAAACGTACATCAACTCAAACCCTCAACACAGTGTCGCAGCCGCACTCGGCCACGCTGTTTGGCGCGATCTTCGGCCACAGGATGGCAAACACAGCCATGATCGTGCCTGTGGATCCATCCCCGGCCTTAGCCGTCACATCCAGATAGCGCTTGCGGCCTCGCAAATCGATGTCGAAGCGGACAAACTTGTTATCGTCCGTGCTTGCTGGCAGTGCGGACGTGTTGCCGTCGATGTCTTTGCTCGTGCCCATCACCAGCCCGGTCACGTCAGCGTGCCCAGATCCAGTCACATCCGACTCGGTCACGGACAGTGCGGCCATGGCGATGTCGGTCGCGCCCAGATAGCAGACGATGTTGGCGTACTCATACCCCTCCGTATCGATCTCCGCCACAGTCCAGGACGTGTTGTCCACGGCCGCGGCGGGCGGTGTCATGCTGACCAGCTTGAAATTCTGCTGTGGTTTCATGGTCTTGTTTCCTGGTTATCCATGCCAACGGGCGTGCTACGAGGCACGCCCAGAAAAGAACGCACGCACGTCCAGGTCAGTCACTCGGCGTGGCCATGACAAGAATGGCACCGGCTGTGCTGCTGCCACCCTGCTCGTGCACGTTGATGTCAAACCGCTGCGTCCCAAGGATCCCGATCTGGTCGTACTCGAGATAACGCTGGTCGCTGATCATGACGCGCAGCCCGCGCCGATTGCCGATGGCCGCGGCTGCTCTCAAGTCGCCGAACGCCAAAATCTTGGTGCTCGTCTGCGCGGACAGTGTGCTGTTGAGCTTCTGCGTGAAGACCACGGGGTAGCCCATGAACATCGGTCCGACGCCACCCGCGATCGACGCCAGCGTGTTACCGCCAGCGGCATCCATCAGACGGTACATCGACGCATAGTAGCCCGCGCGGCTGATGAACCATTTGGCGTTGGCGGTAGCATACTGCGGAAGCTTCCCGACGATGCCCTCGAAGTCCGCCAGGTCCAGCGTAGAAAAGGCGGTGTTGCCTGCGGCTGCCGTGTAGATACTGCCGGCCGCCACCGTGTTGAGCACACCAGTGATGTGCCCATACGTGCTGGCGCCGGTCCCGTTGAAACCGCAATCATCCTCCTTCTCGGCGAAGGCGTAGGCGATCTCATTCGTCAGGTCGTCGCCGATGTCGATGATGGCATCTTCCGCCAGCTCTGAGCTGTACTTGCACAGCACGGCCAGCTTGCGAGCGGTGAGCGTCACCTGGTCCCAGCCTTTATCGCTGGCGGTCACTTCGCTGTTGTCGCTCACAAAATAGGCCGTCACACCCGAGGTCCGGCGCGGAACAATCTTGGTGTCGCTCGCCATCGGAACAATGCGGGCCTCGCGACGGAAAACGCCGTACTGCTCTCGCAGGTCGATGATGGCCGTCTCCATTTCCTCCGGCACCAGGGCGCCGCCGAGCTGGTTGCTCGCGCCGCTCATGGCGTCGCGAATTGGCACCCCGTGTTCGTTGCACCACTGGATCGATTCATGGTGCTGCCAGATCGCGGCAGCGAGGAACCGGCCAGCGGTATAGGCGCGCTCCTCAGCCCGCTCGCCCCGATACGCCCGCAGCCGCTTGTGACGGTACACGTGGGCCGGCAGGATGCGAGGGGCATCCGGCGGCGTTTGATCGCTGCGGAGATCCCGGAACCCCTGCACTGTGGTCTCGAACTTCTGTGCTCGCTCAAGCGCCAGGTGCAACCCAGTGGCCGGCTGGTCGGCGGTGGCCGGCTGGCCGATCTCCGCCTGCAGCCCGTCCCATTGCTTCTGTTCCTCCTCGCTGAAATCCCGATCACCGTCATCCTTGGCCAATTTCGCGAGCGTCTGCATCTCGTCGATCTTGTCCTGGATCTGTTCGCGAATCTGCTTGGCTGAAAGCCGTGGCATGATAATCGTCTCCATGTTTCGCCGGCTGCCGGCAAACACAAATGCGGCGAGCCGATCGGTAAGTGACCAATCGAATCGCCGCATTAGAGAAGCGATTATTGCGTGAGAGCTGGCGGACTAGGCCCCCAGCTGTATGTCAGCGTGCATTCTGGGGAAGGCGCACGACGTTTGTCAAGTCCAGTATCACGCGATCGCCAACCGCGACCGCAGAATCCCAAGCTGGTTTCGCACCCGCCGGGATGCTCCCTGCTTGGCCTGCTCGGGCTCCGACTTGGTCTTGCGTGTCTGGATCACTTCATCCACCAGGCCCCAGTCCATCGCCTCCTGGGCGGTCAGGTACGTGTCCTTGTTCATGATCTCCCGGAACTGGTCAGCTGTCTTGCTGCCGCTACGCGTGGCGTACGTTTCCGCGATCTGCCCATCAATCTTGGCCAGCACGTCGGCCCATTCACGCATGTCCTGCTCGTTTCCCACCACCACCGTCCAGGCGTCATGAATCATCAGCTGCGACACTTCCGCCGCCTTCACATGATCGCCGGCCATGGCGATCACGCTCGCCACGCTAGCCGCGATGCCGTCGATCATGACGGTGGTTTCCGCCTCGAACTGGGACAGCTGGTTGTAGATTGACATGCCGTCCCACACATCGCCGCCCGGCGAATTGATGCGCACGGTCAATCGTTTCACGTCGCCGAGCTGCTCAAGCTGCTGGCGAAACGACAATGCAGTTATGCCCGAGTCGCTCCACCAGTCGTAGCCGATGTAGTCGTAGATCAGGATCTCCGCATCACCTGCCTCGTTGGCAGCCCGGAAAGCGAAACGGCCTTGCTGGTCCCGCTGCGGCCCCTCGGACATACGCCGCGCCAAACGCGGTGGAACGCCGAGATTCAAGAGCATGTGCACGCGTTCATTGAAGCGGTGATTCACGGCAATTCTCCTTCGATCCAGAGCAATACTTTCTGTGGTCGCCCGTCAGGCCAGGCATCCACCAGGGCGTCTAAAGCGTTGGCGATCTGGTCGCCCGCGGTCGTCTCTAATACGTCGCGAATCGCATCTTGCGACTCGCTGCAGTACAAGGCTGCAATGGCGGCCGGCGTAGTACGACAGGGCGCGACGGTGCTATACGCGTTCAAACATACAGACATGGCTGATGTAATCTTGGACCAGAAGCCATCGTAGAACCGCTCAATCGAGACAGCCGGCGTGTTGCCGCGGGCGAGTTCCTTGATCTTCGTCCGCTCGGTCCTTACCAGCTGCCGCATCCGGTCGACGATCAGCTCCCGATGTGCGGCGAGCGCCTGCTGTCTGGCCGCTCCATCGGCCGGCTTCTCCGCCGATTTGTCGCTCGATGTGGCCGCGTTTTCAAACACATCGCCGCCCTCGACGCTGTTCAGGTTGAACTTCTTCCGCGCCTCGTTGCGTGTGATGATCTTCGCGTTCTTGAGCTGCACGGCCACATTGCTCTGGGTCGTGAAGTCGCCTTGAATCAGCGCCCCGGTGTTGTGCTCGAAGTACCACCAGGCTTTCTTTTCCCGTGTCGACAGCAGCTTGACGTCGCACTCGGCCTCCCAGCGCTTGAACCAGCGCATCAGAGTCTGGCCGACATAGGCCCGCTCCTCCGCCTCCACGCTGTTGTACGAGAGCCTCGCGTCCGATCCGAGCTTGTGCGGCGGCAGGGAGAGCCATGAAGCCACCTCATCCCGGGAGAACTTCCGGCTCTCGATCCACTGGCTATCCTCGTTGGAGCCCGCCACCGGTACGGCATCCAGGCCGCCCGTCAATAGCGCCGGCCGGCTGGGGTGTGCCTTGTGTCGCGCTTCCCAGTCCGCCAGCAGCTTGTCAGCGTCTGGCTTGTCCAGGGTGGCCGGCCATTTCAGCAGCAGATTCGGCCGTGCGTCGTTGGCAAAATGACGGCTTCCGTGTCGCTGTGCGGCCAGCCCTAGGCCGAGGCTCTCCCGCGCGTAACGGTAGACGCTGTAGCCAGCCAAGCCGCTGCCCAGCCCGCGAATGTGCAGGATGTCATCGGCGCTGTACACCTTGTCTTCCTCGCCGGGGCGCCGGTGGACGAAGACCACCCGACCGTCCGTCAGCCGCTCCGGCCACATACTATCGGGGGCGATCGGGATGAGCGCCACCGGCTGCGCTCCCTGCCAGATAATCGCTGCATACCCATTGCCCCACGAGAGCGCGTAACTGGTGACTGTCTCGCGAAACGTGAATGACGTCATCGTCGGGTTGTGGAGCATGGGCTGGCGGTTCAGGAGTTCGTAGGCTGGGTGATCACGCTGCTTCTCCCGGTCGTCATCTGCGTCACGCGAGAAGATGTCCAGCGGCACGCGGGCCACGTCTCCGCTGATGATGCCAATGCCCTGGAACCACGGCGCGAACGTGAGCGCCTTGTCGGCCGAGACGGCGATATCGCTTTCGGAGCGGACCGCCCCGAGTGCCTCCCAGAGCCATGCCTCCGTGTTGGCATAGCCGCTCGCAAACACGCCTGGCCTGCCTGTGTCAGCAAGCACCATGTACTGCGTGTGCAAGTCGTCCTGCTTGGCCATAATGATCTCCTAGTAGATGGCCGGCTTCCCGAGCGTCTTGTGGTAGGTGATGCCCGCGTAGGCCATGAGGCTGGCTACCAGCGCGTCGATCTTCTGCCAGCCGACGCCCTTCTCCGGCATCCAGAGATCCATCGCGTTGCGGCGGATCGTGATGTTGCGCGCTTGCCAGGTGAGACACGGGTCACGTCCATGCAGGACATTGCCCGCCTTCAGCTCCCGCAGGAAACTGCGGATCGGCTCGTTGTAGCTGCGGGCGGTCTGCAGGAACTCGTAGACCTGGAGGCCGTGCAAGGACTGGAGCCGCTGCAGCAGTTGTCCAGCAAACGTTGGGTCACTCGCCCAGTTGACGACCCGCACCTGGCGCGACAGCTCCACGATGCGATCCTCGATCGCCGTAAAGTCAATCGCGTCTCCGTCGTGCTCGACGAGAAAACCACGATCGATCCAGCTTTGCACCTCGGCCGTCTGCAACTCCTTGGATCGCTCCTGGCACGTATAGGATTCGGCCCAGACGCGGATCTTATCGTCCTCGCCCCGGCTCACAATCGCCAGCGCGGCGAAGTCATCGCTGCGCCCGAGGTCGATGCCGCCAAACGCCAGGTCCCCGTGCGTCAACTCGTCTACCCCACCAGCGTTCCACAGGTCGGGCAGAATGGCTCGCTCGTGGCTTGTCGTGCAGATGTTGCAGTGGTAGCGGAGGAAGGCGTTGAGCGCCGTCGGCTTGCCCTTCGCCTCTGCGGCTTGCTCACGCAGGTACTCGCGCGAGACGCTGACGCCCAGGTTGGGATTTGCCTTGATCCACACCGCCTCGTCGAACGGATCGTCATCTTTGTCCAGGCACGCGATATAGGCAAACACCGTGTCGTTGACGGCCTCACCCGTCTCGACCGCCTCGACGATCCGCGTCGCGTAGTCCAGCTCCTCCTTCCAGATGTTACTCTTGTCGTCGCCGGCCGTCGTGATGATGATCTCCAGCGGCTGCGCCCGGCTGGCCCCGCCTGTGCTCATCTCGTCGAACAAGTTGCGGTGCCGGTCCCGCCAGGCGTGCAGCTCGTCCTTGATCACGCCATGCGGGTTAAAGCCGCTTTGGTCGCTGTCGCTGCCCAGTGGCTTGAACGATCCGTCGTTGCGAGTGGAAGTGATGGCCTTGGTGAACACCTCGGCATGACTACCGAGATCAAGTGACCGGCGGACCATCCGCTTGGCTTCCTCGTGGACGATCCGCGCTTGCTCCTCCTTCGTCGCGACGACGTAGACCTCGGCCCCGCCTTCGAGCGGATTGTCAAACAGCATCAGCAGCAAGGCGAGTGCGGCGCACAGGGTGCTCTTCCCGTTCTTGCGGCCCAGCGTGATGAAGGCCTTGCGGAACCGCCGCGTACCGTCCGCTTTGCGGCGCCATCCGAAGACACACCAGACGATGAACTTCTGCCAGCCCTCGAGCTTGAGGAGCTGACCGGCCCAGCGGCCCTTTGACTGCGGGCACAACTGGAGGAAGTCAATCGCCTCGTTGGCGTAACGCGAGTCGAACTTGTACGGGTAGCGCTTACGCCGTGCCTGCTTGAGGTCGGACACATGCCGCTGCACGGCGAAACCTACCAGGCGGCTTGTGAGCACCTCCCCGGTCAGTACGCCGTCGATGTAGCTCTGCACCTCTCGGCTGTGATCATTCGCGCAGATCATGCTCTGCCACCCAACATCCGATCGAGTGTGCATCGCGTTTCCTCAACGCCATGCTTGAGTTTCGCCCTGTCGGCCGGCGTCAACCCGAATCGCGATGCCATGTCCACGAACGCCCGCCAGGCGGTCGCGGCGCTGTAGAGCAGTTCGCGATGCCGCGAATCGTCCGGCCGCATCTTCTCCAGCGAGGCATTGATCCGGCGGTACTGCTGATACCAACGGCACATACCGGCCAGGCACTCCGTGTCGCACTCGCCGGCGCCCGCCTGCAAGACAAAATCCTCCACACGGTTCCACAGCCAGAGTCCGTACTGACCGAGCCCGGTCGGCCGAACCAATTCGCCTCCAGCCAGCGGCTGCACCTGGTGTCGACCAGGCTTGTACGTCCCTTGCCGCATGTGCAGCGTTGCAGGTTTCGGCCGCCGTCCCATCGTCAATCTCCCGATTTCTGGATTTCGTCCCCAATCGCGGAGGGGCAACACCCGGTCTAGTACTTTGCCTACCCTGAAAAATCACACCCGGGGGCGTGTCGCCCGATTCCACTACTCGCCCCTGGCTGTCCGTATCGAATGATGATGCTCACACAATGTGATGCAGTTCGCTTCGTCGTATTGCCGCTCTGGTGCTCGTCGCAGTGGCACCTTGTGGTGCACTTCGAGCCTCGCCCGGTTGTCCACGCCCTCTGCCCAACAATCCTCGCAGCGTGGGTGCCGCGCAATGAACCACGCGCGAAACCTTTGCCATCGCGCGTCGTAGCCTCGCCTTGTTGCGTTCGGCCTGCTGTGCTCCTTCCTCCCACAGACACACGCACCAGTCACCATCTCGTGACACCGTGGACACGCATGCCTAACCTTCGTTGCCATCACTGCCCTTCATCGCCCACTCGCTCTGGCCGACATGCACGAGCGGCACCTTCTTGGTGGCCAGCACACGCAGGCCCAGTGCGTGCAACTGCTGGCTGAATCCCCAGTCCTCTGGGATGCACTTGCACAGCGGCTTGGGTCCATCCCAGTCGATCCACGTCTTGATGTCGAACGCGACATGCCGCACCCACGGGGCGTCCAGGCGGCACACCCACAGGCCTGTATTCACGCACAGGTCACCACTCTCTCCTGTCACCTCCCGCAATTGCGCTCCGCCAAAGATCGGAGGCAGCTTGTCCAAGTGCTCCTTGCACAGTTGATAGTGCGGTGGTTGGCCAACATGCCCGAGCGCCGTGCTGTACGTGCCTGGCTTGTTTTTGATTGGCACAACCGCACTCAAGAGATCGGCACCTGTAGACTCCAGGTCGTCGAGCATTGTGTCGAGCCAACCAACACGCGCACCAACGTCCGCATGCAGCATTGCCCAGCGTGACGCACCGCTCTCGACTCCCATTACCCAGAGCCGGTTGAAGCCGTGGGCCAGGAGGCTCGACCCAAAGAACGCAACGTGCATACTGCGCTGCTTAGTCGCAGCCATGAGCGCCGTCACTGTGCGCATCTGCACGCTGTTGTCGTACGTCGGCACTGCCAGAAAGACGCTGTCCATGCTCATCTCTCAAAGTGAAAGTACAGCGATCCGGCCGCATCGGTCACTGGCAGCACGTACTTGAAACAGGCAATAGCGGTGGGCAGTTCGCAGATCCGATCAGCGGCAACCGTCTGGGTGATAGCGACACCGTCCTGGTCGTAGCCCGCCACGCCAGCCACAGATGCCACATTCGTGCCGTACCACGTGATTCTCGTGATGTCGGAGCCACTCGGCACGTGCACGCTGCCCATCGGATAACCATCGCGCAGGATGCGTGCAGTGGTTGTCGAGTCGTTGGTGCACGATGCACTCACATCTCCTGAACTGCCCACGATCTTGACAGACGGGCCAGATACCGGCATCGCGTAATCGGTGACGTCCAGCGGACTGGTCACCGCCACGGTGGCCGCGCCCAAGAGCAGTAGGGCACTGGCCAAGAGCGTGAGGGAGCGGGACGGATGAGTAAATCGGTTCATGGTTTCTCTCCTAGTGCACTGGGACGGGAATCGCCCCGCTGTTGATTTCGTCGATCACGTTATGCGATGTCTGCCCACTCTGCTCGACCAATTGTGTGCACGCACCGCTGTCTCGTACGTAGAGATTCCGCAGCCGATTGTGGTGGCCGCGATTCGTGTAGGCCGCGCCGACAATCTGCACCTTGCAGCGCGTTGCGGTATTCGCCGCAGCGGCTAGGTGGTGATTGGTGCAGGTTGCGCGACTGGCGTCACTGTTGCCGTGCAAATCCCAGCCTTTGAGTACTTGTAATCCCCAAACGAATCGTCCATCTCTGGCAACCGGTTAAACATGAGCCGCTGTCTGTCTGCCCGCTCGACAAAGAGTCCACAGCGGTTGAATGCGGTAGGTAGCGCGTTGACGACTCCAGTGAATCGAGGGTTCGTGATTTCAACGCTGCTGACCGCCGTACCCCGTAGTTCAATAAAACGCCAGGGTGCTGCATGGCACTCGATATGCCCTACGACGGGATTCGTGATTGTGACGTCCGATCCCTCGCAGTACATGTAGCGTGAATACCCATTCTCGGTGCCTGGCGAGAGGATTGAGACGGTCGAGCCAGCCAAGTAGAAGGTACAGCCCGGAGCCCGGTAGTTGCCGCCGCTTGACATAGTGCCGTCGGCCGACAAAAACGGGTCCTGCGGGTGTCCGCCCGCATCGCCGTACTCGCAGGCTGGGCTAATGATCGTCGAATACAGACATCCCCACAGCTTGAACCCGCCGCCGGTTGCCCATGCCGTACATGTCTTAAACGTCAGGGACGTGCAGCTATTCCACGCATAGAACCCGTATCGCTGACAGCGGAGAGCGCAAGCGTTTTCGATCGACGCGCACCAGCACTGGCGAAGATTGAAGCCGTACTGACTCTCTTGGACACGCACGTCTTGGAGGTAGAAATACGAACAGCCGTACGCCAGAATCCCGTCGGACGAAACAGTAATCGCACCATCCGCAGGATTGCGTGTGCGGTTGCCAACGACAGTCAATCCCCGAATATGCCAGCCGACTTTCTTGCGCGCATAGAACACACAGTCAAAGCCGTCTGCGTTAGCGGTGTCGTTTGTCTTCTTCACCACCGTTGCCGTCTGACTGACGCCCTCGATGCTCACGCCAGACGCTAGCGAGATGGGTCGCGTGATGAGATACACGCCGGCCGGGAAAAACACCGTCCCACCACCATCATCCGACGCTGAGTCAACGGCATCCTGGATCGACTCCGTATCGTCGGTCGAACCATTCCCTCGGGCTCCAAACAGGCGAACGTTCAACCAGCCGTTTGGTTCCTTTCGCGCCGTGCTCGGATTTGTCTTGGCTAGTGATGCCAATGATGCCAAGACCAATAAGAAGCACGGCACGACCAACAGACTTGTGTTTCGCATTAGATTACGCAAGGGGCTTCTCTAGTAGTTCCCAAATACGACCCACCGGCAAAGGTGTGAGGACTGCTCCGACAACCTCCTTAATCAAAGCGGCGTCTGTGACATCGATGTCGGAGTTAGCCGCCACACAAGACGCCACTCGGAATCGCGAGAATTTTTCGGCACCGTCTATGTCGTCCTTGCCCTGTGTCAACAAAGCCTGCACGACCAACGTGCCAAGGGCGATTGTGTTTCCACGTTCATCCACAACGTCACGCCCAGACAAATCGGTCAGCTTGGTGTTCCAGTCAAATCGCATATTCCCTCCTAAGACGCTGCCAACAGGCCGTTATTCTCCAGCGCTGCCAGAATCGCGTTGATTGTGGCGATCTCTGTGCCAGCCGATGCGTCGGCAATATGATCCTGCTGGTACAGCCAGATTAGCGAATTATTCTCAGTCTTGACAACAATGCAGGAATTTCCCGCTGGCTTGTCAGCTGCCAAGATCTGAGCATGGTCCGCCTTGCTGGTTCCTGAGGTCGTGTTTTTGAAGTAGTGCGGCCCTTCGAATAACGATGGCGTCGCGCCCTCCGTGAAAATCGCATAGTTGAGTGTGGCACCCTTGGTCAAACGCGCGACGTGAAGTCCGTATTGATTGGTGAGCGAACCTCCCACCATGTCCAAGATTTTCACGCCGTAGCGGTTGGTTACCACGCCCGAGCCGGTTCCGCCCAGCGATGCAGCGTACACGTCGTAGAGGTTCGTCAGCGTACCAGTCGAAACGTGCTGCGGTCGCACAAACGCGCCAAATAGTCCTAGATGGTTGGCAGTCCCGGAGGACATGGGATGCAAATCGATCCCCGCCAGATACGAATACTTAGCGCCATTGTTCTCAGTTGCCAACTGAATTCCGTACGCTGTTGCAACCGGCTCGATCTGCACTGTGCCAATCGCGAGTAGGATGTGCGCTTGCGGCTTCTGTTTGATCCCGACTTTTCCCGCAAAGTACGACAGCGACGTTTCCCCCGCACAGTAGAGCGAGTAGTTGCTCGTGTCGCCCCGCAGTTGTTCTGCGATATACACGCCGTACGCGTTGGTGATCGTGCCAGGGGCGGTTTCGGCCAGCAGCTGCACGTACAGCCCGTACGCATTCGTGAGTACACCATCTGTCACCGACACACCAGCGATAAACCCGTAGTAATTGTCAGTCGTGCCGGTGGTGTCCAGAATCGGCAACGACTGAAAGCCCGCAAAATGATCGTAGTCGGCTGTGCCGCTGATCGTGATCCGTGCATCAAATGAGTTGTACGCCACGGTGCCAGCTCGTGTGACCACCGACGAGTCGCTGAAGCAATGGCCATTGCCCGCCACGTCGTCGTTCACGGCCCGATTGACATTGACCATCGGGTCGACGGAGGCAGTGGTTTGCGTGTCGCCCAAAAATAATCGCTTCGTGAGCGAGAATGCGTCAAGCGATTCGTCCCACCACAGCTTCGGCGCGCCGGTGACACCAACAGAGATCAAGTCACAATCGATGTCAGACCCGGGATTGCAGTCAATCCCATCGGCGGTTTTGACAGCGACGCCCGTGACAATCTCGGTGAATAGATTGTCGAACGTTATCGTCCGGGAAGCAGGCACCGTCCCTGGATTGATGACGAGTGGAATGATGTCCGCCGCAGCGTACGTCGTTGTGGGCGTAAACGCGGAAATCTTTTTTTTCGCCATCGCTATCGGTCCTCGCCTTCGATGTCTTCATCCTCTTCGGTCAGGATGATTTCTGTCTCGTCTGTGTCCTCTTCGGTCAGCAGCTCATCGGCTCCGCGTTTGCGTTTCGCCGGGAACAGGTAGATGTTTGTCAGGTCTTTTTCGGTCTCCGCCATCCCCTCACGCCTCCCCGCTAATCCGCTCGATCTCCGCACAGTGGCGCATCACGCGATCTCCCGTGGCCCGCTGCCT